CTACCTGTAAGAGCGCTAAGACCAAAGATAATGCAGTCTTCAACTTCTCCCCTATGTTTTTTAAGATCATAAAGATACTCCCTTTTTATTTGTGCGTAAGTCGGTGGTATGTTTACATTCAAGTATGCCATAATTTATCCTCATTTTATTGTACCCCAATTTGGTCCAGATTCATAGTCTACTTTATTTTTAACCTCAAGAGGTATTGTCTCTTCCATAATTTTTTTAATTTTTTCTGATTCGTGGTCCGTGGTCGAAAAACAAAGTTCATCGTGTATTTGTATATGTGGTATTATACCTTGTTCGTAAAGATCTACCATAGCCTTCTTTGTCATATCTGCTGCTGACCCTTGTATTAATCTGTTCAAGGCTTTGTATGTAAATGCAGGTGTGTAGTATCTTTCAAAATAATCCATGTAGTTTGGATCTATTTTGTTTTCTTTAAATTTTTCTAACATCTCAGCCTTAAAAGCCTCTTTTGCTTGTTCTTTAGTATACAAAGGCACTTCGTTAAATCTGTTTGTTTCAGGATTCCATTCTTTGTTAGTTGTCTCCCATTTATCAAACCTACAAAATCTGTCATGTAGTGTAAACAGCAGTTTGTTTTCTTTTGAAAATTCTATTAATTGTTGTGAAAGGTCTCGAACAAAAGGAACCCTGCCATGGTATTCATTAAATAAAGCTTTTGCTTTAGCTTGATCTAAACCTAATTCTTTTTGTAGTTTTATCTTGCCCATTCCGTAGAAAAGACCTAAGTTGATTGTTTTTGCCTGTTTCCTGGAGATATTAGCCATGTCAGCGACGATTTGATGAAAATCTGCATCATCCTTATCAAATTCATCTTTAAGGCTCTCCGTGCCTGCTAGGCCCAGTTTAATGGCATAATGCACCACAATACGTGGTTCTTGTTGTGAGTAGTCAAAACTACCCCATTTATGTCCCTCTTCAGGTATAAATAACTCTCTCATTTTTTTGCCAATATACCCTTTAGATGGAATCTGTTGTAGATTAGGATTTGACATGCTAAATCTACCAGTCACTGTGCCACCGGCATCTGATCTAATTTGATTTATATCTGCGTGTATTCTGCCTTCATGCACATAATCTAGCAAGCCATCTATAAATGTATTTACCGCTTTATCGTATTCTCTTGCCTTTGCAATCATACGCAAACATTTATTCTTGTGTGTTTTAAGATAATCTTTTGGTAATTGTGGCATCTTAGATTTAGGAGTTACCTTGTAATCTTTAATACACAAATGATCTAATAAAATTTTTATTGAAGCTGCAGCCCAAATATCTACTTTAACTGTAGTCCTACTTTCTATTGCTTTTATAATTTGATCTCTACGTTTCTTAAGATGTCTTCCAAATTCAATCGCTTTTGCGACATCTATTCTAACGCCTTTAAATTTCATGTCAACTAAACATAAAAATAATTTTGTTTCTAATTCAAATATTTTTCTACAAGTTTTTTGTTCTCCGTCATCTTTAATGTATAATACTTCGTCCATTTTTTTATTAAAAATATTCCATAACTTATAAGTCAAGTTTACATCTTGTTTTGCATACTCTTTTACAATTGATGCAGGTAGTTTATGCATGTTTGTCATCGGGTCCTTAACAGTGCCACCAGACCATTCTAAAGTTTTTTGTTGTAAATCGTATTTATACTTTTCTTCATTAAGATAATCTTTTGAAAGTGAATCAAGTGAATATCTAAATCTATTCTCATCAATGACAGATGCAGCTATCATAGTATCAACTATTCTACCTTTCATCATCATACCTGTCACCGCTCTAATCCAACAAACATCGTACATTGCATTGTGAAATACTTTTGTAATATTTTCGTTTTGAAATATTTTATCGTTTAACACTTGCCATATTTTATCTATTCTTTGATAGTCTATGTCCGTATCAGAATGACGTAGAGGAAAATATGCAGTGTCTTTACCAGTTGCGACCGCTATTCCACAGATAAAACCATCATTACGTATTGCACCCAAACCTTTTGTTTTAAGATTAGGATCGTATGTTTCTATATCAACAGCAACTGTATCAATGCCATTAAGATCTAAATCTTCTGGTGTATTACACATTATAATCTCTCTCCAATATCATTTCTAAATAGTGTATCGCTTTCTTAATATCTTCTTCTTTCCCTTTCGCAGAATGTCTGCATATATACTTAATAGCATTTCCTTCTGCAAAAAGCAATTTATTCTCATTTATAAACTCTGCAGGTTGAATCTTAAAAGTTTTGTAGTGATTCCCACCATGCTGTTTGTCCAATGATTTATATCCTGTTCCTTTAAATATACTACTGTTTGTCATCGTTCTCCTAACCTCCTTCTAAATTTATCTTGAGTTGAGATAGTCCAACAATCATACCTGCCTCGACTATAAGCGACATATTTTAATCTTAATTGTGTAAAGTAATCTTCCTTTCTAAATCTAGATTCATCGACTATAACATTGTCAAAGGTCAGACCTTTTACCGTATGTATGTTTGCATATTCGACTCTTATATCCCCTTCTGAATCAAAACCCTTTTGTAATATTTTTTTAATATATAATAATCTTTTTTGATAATCTTCTTTTTTACCTCTTTGCACTCTTATCAAACAAAAATCTCTTTCTTGTCCTGCAGTCTCTTTTAAATATTTTTTATTTATTAAATAATCTATTGTATATTCTTTATCTACCCAATCTTCAAAAGTCTCTTCGCCCTTACCTCGTGGAATAACTTTACTGCCCATGTATTGCCAAAAATCTTTTATTTGTTTAAGTGGCATAGGTGTGCCTCTACAAAAATCTGGCCACAGTTTATGACATCTTAATTCTTTTTTTGGTACGTGAGCCGTGTTTCCTACATGTGCAAACTCTATACCATTCTCTCTAAAAAATTTTTTAATCCATGAGTCAGATGGCGTTTGTCTGTAAGTAAATAAAAAAGTCTCATTAGTGTTTCTTATCTTATCTAATAAAATTTCCATAGCACTAGACATATTTTCTAAATTAGGTAAACGATAATGATTGCCAACAAAATCTGTAGATTTCCAGGTCCTCTCATATCCATAGTGATTCCATATTGGTCTAATAATTCTTTTACACAAAGTATTAATAGTTTTTCCACATCTATGACCTTGTTCTAACTGCTCGGCATTTCTTGATAATTTATGATAATAATCAGCATCTGCTCCTGCAAATTCAAATATAGTTTGATCCGCGTCACCAACTAAATAATATTCTTTTGCTTTGGTTGACATTTTCTCTAGTGCTTTTCTTTGTGGTACGTTACTGTCTTGCGCTTCATCAACTATTAAAGCATCTATATCTGGTTCTACCGCCTTATCAATAAAGTCTCTTACCATGTCATCATAATCACAAACATGATTATCTTTTTTATATTTTTTATAGTGAGGTAACATTTCTTCTATTGAGTTTAGACTATAAGGTTTGTATGAATTTTTATCACATCCTTTCCAATATTCTTTTAAAGACATCCCTGCACCAAATGCATCTGATAAATATTTGTAAAACATGTGTTTATCATTATCAAAATCAGATTCTTTAACTTGTTGAAGTTTAAACAAAGATTCTATCATGCATATATTTTTGTGATCTTGAAAACTAAATTTTTCTTTTCGACCTACTAATTTATTTTTACAATATCGATGTATTGTACAGATTCTATATTTAAAAGTTTTCTTAGTTAATCCTTTTTCTTTTACTTCTGGTAATTTTAATATCTCATCTCTTATCTCATCAGCTGCAACGTTAGTATGAGATAATATTATTATCTTTTCAGATGAATATTTTTTTAATAACTCTATATATTTCTGAGTTATGAATGTAGAAGTTTTACCTGTTCCTGGTGGTCCTGATATAAATTTAGGTTCTATCATCTGCTATCTCCTCATAATTACCTTCTATAATTAAATCTTCTGTTTCAAGTTTTTGATTAAGAATACGCCACGATACACAAGATTTGTTTTGAAATTTACCGTGATTCTTCTTTGCTTTTAAAATTTTTTGACATTTAATAACAAGATCAACTCTAGATAAATTTATTTTCTGTCTTAACAAATAATCCTCAAACTTATCTAAATTAAATTCCAGAATGTTATTGCTTTGATTGTAATAAGGTAAACCAAAGTAAGCTAATTCTTTTTTATTTGTGTATGCTTTCTGTTCTGAAATATAATTTTTAAAATATTTTACAAATCTTAAATCTTCTTCTGCATCTTCTACATAATCTTTTGATTTTTCCCTTGCTTCATATTTTCTACGCATTATCTCTTCAAAGTCTGCAGGTTTCATTTCAGGAATCCAAACAGATGCTTTACTAATTACAGCGTCATAAAATAATTTTTTATTTCTAAGTGTAGGGCCATCAACTGTAATTGTTTTTTCTACAGCTTCGCCTTGTACAACTGCGTTTATTTTTACAAAATATCTGTCACTACCATACTCTATAATTTGACCTATTGATTGTTTTGCTTCTTCACTTGTAGCTTCTTGTACACCTATCCAACTAAATAGTGTTGCTATTGTTTTCGTAGAACAACCTATTATTTCTGCAAGTTTTGGCATACCAAATTTTCTGTTTGCTTTTTTATGTGAGGTCCCCTTACCTTTTCTTTTGTGACACTCTTCTTCTTTTGCAACAACAGCAATTTTATAAATAAATTCATCTATCTCATCTGTGCTCCATTCAGTATGTTTTAATAAAACTCCTGCTATTGCAGTGCAGTAGTCATCTCTTTGACCTGACCCTGCATATGTAATACATAGTGCAGTTGACAAAGCTATTTTACCTAAATCTGTTTTTAAATTTCCTGAGTATTCATCTATACCATCATACTTGACCCATTTAACTGTTTCATTTGTTGAATGATATTTTGTTTCCGGAACCAATGTGTATTTGTTTGCACCGTGTCTTATCTCACAAAGAGTAGCACCGTGATTATAATCTTTATAATAATTTTCCAATTCTTTTGGTAATGAAAATTTTTTGTAGTCTGATGTGCCAGACCAAAGATAATGACTTGATGGATTATTTTTTCTTCCGAATATAGCACCACAAGATTTTATGTGATCTGCAACAAATTTTTTTACAATTGGATTATCAATATCAAAGTCTATGTATTGATCGAGTCTGAGTCCTATCTGTCTTGTTGCGTGTTCTATTCTCCATTCTTCTTTCGTAATCTTAAAATCCGGGTCGGACCATTTTTCGACCACAGCCTGCTTTGTATCGCAGGGTATGATCACCCGTCCCAGATCTATCCAATCTTCGTACGTAACCGGAGCTTTATTTATCTTATCATTCATAAATTAAAAGTGGGCGTATCCACTCTCGCTTAGACGCCCACTACCTAGGATCTTATAAATTTAAAGATTTTTTTGGTTCTTGAGTTTCAGGTTTAACTTCTACTTCACCCTTACCTACACTTGTTGCAAAGTTTTTAGCCATATCATAGATTCCCTTATCTGTGACTGGACCAACTTTAGACACATCCCAACCAAACCATGTTCCTTTGTCGTTAGACATCTGAACGGTTGATAGTTTATAAATGTGGCTATATGTAGGCGGTGTAAACAATCCGTTTTTACCCTGCATTTTTAAACCCATCATCATTGAGTTCCATTTTCTACTCACTTTTAATTGAGTAGATTTCATAGAGATCAATGCTGTTTGCGGGTTGTCACCTAAGACTAGCACAAAGTGATTAGCAGTGTTATCAAGATAGTTACCATTTGGTAATCTGTCTTTGTAGTCTTTACCCCGAGGGGTTTGACTAACGATATCACTGTCAGCTTCATGAATAGCTACAGGTGCACCTGTGCTGGTACCTCTGTCTGCCCATTCAATATACTGTCTTTTGTAGTGACATGGTACAACTTCAATTGAATCGTACAATGCATTTGTAACAGTGTTTATTATTTTGCCAGGTTCTGCGCCCTCGACATA